AAGGAGGTTTTATACCCTCTCCACAGGTAGGAACTCACAATTCTGAAAAGTTTGGCACTCACCACGCTAAGGATGCATACGATCTGTTTCGTACAAAGAATAAGTTTGTCAATATTTTTTCAAGCGCCCTCAAAGTTAATTCTCAATATATGCATATTATTCGCTTTAATTTGGTAGCCTATGGGCACGTATCAAAAGAAAATTTAATTAATCGCTTTAGAGAGAACAAATTTGTAGCGCTCACCCACAAAGAAGCGACAAATAGAGTATTTTCTTTTGGGAGAGACCATGGATATTATGGGCGTATCTTTAATCAAACGGTGGTGTCGATACCGACTCTGATGGCTGATAGCCTACCAGGCAAAACAAAAATAAGTGGATTTTGCTTTACACCGCAAGATGGTAATTCACTTCTCAGTAGCGTCGCAGCTGCACTGTATGGGATATATGAAGAGGAATATCTTTCGAAAATGAAGTTATTTGATGATTTTCTTTTCGCGGAGATCTAATGAAATTTAATCGTAGCTATGTTTGCGAACCAAATAGTATATCGATAACAGCCGAAAACACCCCCACTCACAGTAAGGGAATCAAACTTATTTTTTATTTTGACAATAAAGAAGTGTTTACCACAACACAAAGCCTTCCAACGTTTACCCCCGATAATGATGACATTGATGATGTTGTACGCTCTTACTGTAATTTAATAAAAGGGTGCACCAAAAGATATATCCAGGACAGATTCCCCTCCAGCAAAGTAATGGCAATAATGTTGATTAATCAATCTTTAAAGAAGGTACGTACAAAAATTGGAAAAATAATTTGGAGAAACCAATAAATTAAAATTATGAAAAAACTATTAATATTTTTATTTGCATTAATTCTTATAGGATGTGAAATCTATTCGCCGCGACACGCAGTCGTTGTTACGCCTCACGTTGAGGTATCTGAAGTCTGTACTTATGATGATACACCATACTATTATGAAGATGTGTGGACGTGCTGGGATGGCTGCTGCACATGGATAATTGATTATCCTTATTATTATACAACGTGTGAAGAAACATGGTGTGTGTATGAGGAAACCGCGGGACTGGCTATATACTGCAGCTGGGAATTGGTAGATGAATACTGCTATTAGCAAAGCAATTATTATTACCAGTATAATACTTATTTCTGTTATTCTTTATTTTGCTTTTGAAATACAATGTTAATCAATTGTTGTGTGCGATATCATGGTTGCAAGAACAACCTTTTTTACCATACAATTTATAATCTTTTAATGTTATATTGAGAAATGCTTTTAATTCTTCATAAGTTACAGAAATAGACACTGTATCAAATTTTTCGTATACAGCATAAATCATTCCAATTAAACGACCTTCGTGGTTGAATACAGGGGAACCAGAACTACCCGGAGCAGCAGGAATTGAGTATAAAGCAGCGCCCCAATTTGCAATTCCAATATATCTCCCCTCTAAAATTGGTATGCTTCCCGGATTGAATATCCCCAAGGGAGCAGCTACATTATATACTTTATCTCCTGGTTCTGGGCTTCTATTTGCGAATTTAACGGACTTTACATCTAAACCTTTAGCATACAATATACATGCATCGATTTTTTTATCATAATTTATTATTTCTGCTGTGAACTTTTCGCCATCGAAGCTTGTAACTGAAAAAGATGATTTATATTTTAAATATTCTGTATCCACTTGAGAATTTAGGCATACATGCGCCGCAGTCAATATAAAAGACCCTGCATCGTTGTTGTGAATAACGGCACCAGAACCATATGCATTCCATACTTTTGGCGCAGTGCAAATATTATCTGTACACATATAAATCTTTATCAGTTTGTGTATAAAAAGAAATGAGGTACGCGGAAGAATATCATTAACAGATGTTTCATGTCCATTGCTGTTTACTGTCCTGCAAGAAGAGACAGTAAGAAAAGAAAGAATTAGCAAAAATATAACTTTTTTAAACATTGAAACAATCTCCTTATATAAATAACTATGATTAAAATAAGACTAAAAGCGGATATGCTTTAATTTTCTTTCTTGAACATGATAAAATGGCATTGAAAACTAATTATATTAAGCAAGTATGGCAAAAAAAACTTATGTATTAGATACAAGTGTATGTTTAACTGATGCAAATTCTATTGTATCTTTTGGGAATAATGATATCATCATACCTTTTAAAGTCCTGGAAGAGATAGATAAACATAAAAAACGTCAAGACAGTGTAGGGCTAAATGCTCGTAATATTATACGCAAATTTGACTCTTTAAGAGAAGAAGGCAGTCTCAAAGAAGGAATACGATTAGGTAGGGGTAAAGGTTTAATATTTGTAAAAAATTGCAATCCTTTGTCGAAAGATCTAGATATGTCTGTTGCTGATAATGAAATCATCACAGTAGCATTAGAAGAAAAGATAAATAATACAAAAAGAAAAGTAGTTGTCGTATCTCGCGATATTAATATGCGCGTGAAATGCGATGCTTTGGGTTTGTTAACTGAAGACTATCTTTTAAATCAAGTCGTTAAGGACACTACTCGATTATACACTGGCTTTAGAACACACTTAGTTGATGAAGAAATAATTGATCAATTTTATAGCGGAGTACAAATATATTTAGATAAAGATGATATTTCACTTAGGCCAAATGAATTTTTGATGCTTGTATCAAGTGCAAATGAAAAAAAGACAGCCTTGGCAAGATTTTATAATTATTCAAAACCCCTCAAGAGAATTAACGGAGAAAATAAAAAGGGCGTATGGGGTGTACGCCCACGCAATAAAGAACAAAATTTTGCTCTTGATTTACTATTAGACCCAGAGATTCCGATTATCACATTAGTTGGAAAAGCAGGAAGTGGCAAAACCTTATTAGCCCTTGCCGCAGGATTGACTCAGGTGGTCGAAAGCAATGCAGAAACTAAATATAGACATTTAGTTGTTTCTAGGCCAATTCAGCCGATGGGAAAAGATATTGGGTATTTACCAGGCACGATGGAAGAAAAAATGGCGCCATGGCTTGCACCAATACAAGATAATTTAAAATATTTAATGGGAAATGACAAAGAAACCTTGCAAATGTATGTTGCACAAGGTACAATAGAAATTGAAGCATTAACTTATATAAGAGGTCGCTCTATTGCAAATGCGTTCATAATTATTGATGAAGCCCAGAACTTAAGTGCTCATGAACTTAAAACAATCATTACGAGAGTGGGAGAAAATACAAAAATTGTTTTAACTGGTGATATTGAACAAATTGACAATATATATGTTGATGAAACTTCTAATGGATTAACATATGCAATAGAAAAATTTAAAAGTTATGAAATTACTGGCCACATAGCGTTGATAAAAGGCGAACGAAGTAATGTTGCAACATTGGCTTCAAAAATATTATAAATTTAACTTGACAAATGTTGTACAATAGTATATTATAGGAGAGATAAATAATGAAGACAGAAAAAAAGTGGGAAAACCCAGTGTTAAAAAGTCCGGTAAAAAAAGACTCAGAAATAAAAGAGTGGCTTGTTGAATATGTGGGGAATTTAAAGAACCCTACAAATAACGAGGTTACTGTTGAAATGCTGGTAGAAACATTCGCTAAAGAGTTTCCAGAATTTTTGTTAGTAGTCGCAGAAGAGAATTGGATTCGAGGTTATGAACAGGCGCTAGTAGATGTAGAAGAAGGACAAAAGGCATATGAACAACGGGAAGAATGTCAAATTACAGGGCAATCAAAGAGAACAATAAAACCGAATAATGCGTGAATATATTAAAGAATCTTTGGGTAAAAAGTCGACTTTTAAAGAATATGCTTTATATAATAAAAAACCTGTTTATATTAAAGATTCACTACCAGAACATGTTGATATAAATTATGTTCTTCAAAAAATTGAAAATTTGATTCCTGAGCCTTTGACATATTTAATTGATTCAATCATTGTTGGAGAATTAAACGTTTTTAAAGAAAAGCACTTTAATGCTATGTACAAAGATGGTGCGATATATGTATCCAACATACAAGATGATAATGAGGATATGGTTGATGATATTATACATGAAATCGCTCATGCTGTTGAAGAATTGGCAGGTAATGAAATATATGAAGACAGAAAAGTTGAATCTGAATTTCTAGGGAAAAGAAAAAGATTATATCACACTTTAGAGGCAGAAGGATTTAAAGCCTCGGAACAGCAATTTTTAAATACAGAATATGATCCAGAGTTTGATGAATTTTTGTATATCACTGTTGGATATCCAATTTTAACATCTTTAACTATGGGATTGTTCATTTCACCGTATGCGGTTACATCATTACACGAATATTTTGCAAGAGGCTTCGAAGAATATTTTTTAAAAGACCCTAATTATATAAGAAAAATAAGTCCGCAATTATTTGTTAAACTGGAACATCTAATAAACAACATTCAAGGAGAAATATAAATGTCTAATGCTAAAATAACTGTTAAAAAAACAAAAAGTGAAGTAACAGTGGTTGCTAAATTTAATTCACACAACGCTGATGGTAAAAATCGCGAAAAGTTGAGAAATTCAAATATAAGAGGATATTTGCTATCATCTGGGTATGACGTTGAAGGATGCACACAGTCTTGCGTCGTTTCAAATTATGAGGGCCCGGAAAATAGTTCCGGAACATGGGTTTTTTCACTAAAAGAAAAACCAAGCAAAACGAAACCTGCAACACCAACAAAACCGCAAGTTAAAAATATTACCTCAAACAAAACTACAAAATCATCTAACACTAAAGAGGGCTAAATGCCTCATATATCTTTTTCAGAATTAAAAATTTGGAATGAATGTCCTTTTAAACACAAATTACTTTATTTGGATGGCCTTAAAGGATTTGAAGGCAATGAACATACTGCTTTTGGCACAGCTGTTCACTCTACCTGTGAACAATTGGTTGAAAACAATCTTCATAATCCTTCGGAATATTTTCAAGAACATTTTTTGCAAGAGTTGCAAAAACTTCCAAAAAACTATAAATTAAGCAAGTCTCTTGTAACTGACATGCGTACACAAGGAAACATGTTAGTTAAGTTAGTACTGCCTGCGCTAAAAGAACATTTTTCAGATTACACGCTTTTTTCTGTAGAAGAAAAATTATTTGAACCGGTAGAAGAATATGAAGAATATAATTTTAAAGGGTATATTGATTTAGTTATAAAAACTTCAGATGGGAGATACCATATCATTGATTGGAAAACCTGCTCATGGGGCTGGAATCCACAAAAAAAGAATGATAAAATGGTAACTTATCAACTTACTTTATATAAACATTTTTTTAGCTTAAAACATAACGTAGAAGTTGATAAAATAGCAACACACTTTGCGCTTCTTAAAAGAACAGCTAAAAGAGATAATATAGAAATTTTTAAAGTAACAAGCGGTAGAATAAAAACTACCAATGCTCTTAAATTATTAGACACAGCACTTTATAATATAAATGAAAACAAGCACATCAAAAATCGTTTATCGTGTCATGGTAAATTTGGTTTTTGTGAGTTTTATAAAACAGAACATTGTCCGTAGGAGAAACATGTGGATAAGAAAATAAAAATTTTAACAATTAGTGATCATCCGTTATCACCATCAGGTGTCGGGACACAAACAAAGTATATGATCACAGCAATGCTAAAAACAGAGAAATATGAATTTATTAGTTTAGGCGGAGCAATTAAACACAATGATTACAATATGGTAAAAACTGATGAATGGGGAGATCTTTGGAAGATAATTCCTGTTGATGGATATGGTAATCCAGAGATTATACGTTCTGTTATACGCACTGAAAGACCAGATATTCTTTGGTTTATGACCGACCCAAGATTTTGGGGTTGGTTGTGGATGATAGAAGATGAAATTAGGCCATTAACTCCAATGATATATTATCATGTTTGGGATAACTTCCCACCACCACATTTTAACAGGCCGTATTATGAGTCAAATGATGTAATTGCAACGATTTCAAAAGTTACGGATGAGATTGTTAAAAAAGTTGCCCCGGACGTAAAAAGAATATATATCCCACATGCTGTCGATACAGATATTTTTAAAAAATCATCCGAAGAACAAACGGCAAGCTTTAGGAAAGAATTATTCCCTAATGAAGAAAACCCTGACAGAACGGTTTTCTTTTGGAATAATAGAAATGCTCGAAGAAAACAAAGTGGTACAATAATTTTTTGGTTTAAAGAGTTTTTAGATATGGTGGGGCATGATCAAGCGTGTTTGACCATGCATACAGATCCTTTTGACCCTAATGGACAAAATTTACGATCAATAACAGAATATTTAGAACTAACAGATGACCAAATTGTGTTTTCGACTCAAAAAGTACAATTAGATCAATTAGCAATGTTTTATAATATGGCAGATTGCACAATTAACATATCAGACGCAGAAGGCTTTGGTTTAGCTACTTTAGAATCGTTATCTTGCGAAACTCCGATTATTGTCAATATGACAGGAGGTTTACAAGAACAAGTTACAGACGGAGAAAATTGGTTTGGCGTGGGCATTGAACCAAGTTCTAAAGCTATTATTGGTTCACAAGATATCCCATGGATTTATGAAGACAGAGTGTCGAAAGAAGATTTCATTAATGCACTTTTAAAAATTCATAAAATGAAATCCAAAGAGAGAGAAAAGCTTGGTCATATGGGTCGAGAACACGTTATGAAAAATTATAATTTTGATAACTTTTCTAAACAATGGGATGAAGTATTAACAACGGTTTATAATGAATGCGGCTCATGGAACACGACGCGTGAAAATTATCAATCATGGAAATTAATTACAATTTAACGAGGAAATATGAAAAAGAAAATTCTTGTAAGGGCCCCGGTACTTTCTAGATCGGGTTATGGTGAACAAGCACGATTTGCTATAAGGTGCTTAAGGGCCTATGAAGATAAATTTGATATTTATGTACAAAATATCAACTGGGGACAAACTGGATGGATTTACGAAGACAGCGAAGAACGTCGTTGGATAGATAAGCTTATTGCAAAAAATATACAATATCAAGATCAAGGTGCATCGTATGATATGTCTTTACAAGTAACCATCCCGAACGAGTGGGAAAAAATAGCACCTATTAATATTGGGTATACGGCTGGAATTGAAACAACCAAAGTGGCGCCAAAATGGATTGAAAAATGCTATAGTATGGATAGAATAATTGTTGTTTCAAATCATGCAAAGAATGTTTTTGAAAGTACGCAGTATAATGCAACGAATAGTCAGACAAATGAAGACTTTATTGCTAAATGTGAAGCTCCAATCACAGTAGTCAACTATCCAGTAAGAAACTACGAAACAAAGAAAATTGATTTAGAACTTGAAACAGATTTTAATTTTTTAACCGTCGCACAGTGGGGAGTTAGAAAAAATATTGAAAAAACAGTTTTATGGTTTGTTGAAGAATTTATTGATCAAGATGTTGGATTAGTAGTGAAATTGAATCTAAGAAATAACTCCACAATAGACAAACACAACACAAAGAACAAATTATATGAGATTGCAAATAAATATCCAAATAGAAAATGTAAAATATACTTGGTCCATGGCACAATGACTGACGAAGAATTAAGTGGCTTGTATTCACATCCAAAAATAAAAGCATTAATTTGTTTATCGCATGGAGAAGGATTCGGGTTGCCGATGTTTGAAGCAGCGTATAATGGACTACCAGTAGTTGCTCCAGCTTGGAGTGGACACTGTGATTTTCTTGTTGCACCTGTAAAAGACAAAAAAGGAAAAATTAAAGACAAAGCACTTTTTGCGAAAGTTGAATATGATATACAACCTGTGCAAAAACAAGCTATATGGGATGGTGTTATACAGGAAGATTCAAGTTGGTGTTATCCGCGACAAGGAAGTTATAAAATGAAACTTCGCGAAGTCTATAAAGATTATGGAAGATACAAATCGATAGCAAAAAAATTAAAAAATTATGTTATAACTAATTTTACAGAGGAAAAACAGTATAAACAGTTTGCTGAAGCTGTGTTGGGAGAAGAAATCGTTAATATTGATCTTAAAGACCTTCCAAAGATTTCAATAATCACATCTGTTTATAATGGAGATGAGTTCATTAGACCATTTTTAGAAGATGTGACCCAACAGTCGATTTTTAAGGAAAAATGCGAATTAGTATTGGTTAATGCGGATTCTCCTGGAGATGAAGAAGAAGTAATACAAGAATATATAGAAAAATATCCAAATAATATAGTCTATAAAAAATTAGATAAAGATCCGGGAATTTATGCCACGTGGAATACTGCAATAGAAATGTCATCTGGTGAATATATTACAAATGCCAACCTAGATGATAGAAAACATATTAAAGCGTTAGAATACCACGCAAAAGAATTATTTGCGAATTCTGAGGTAGATTTAGTTTATGCAGACAGCTGGATTACAGATAAACCGAATGAGACCTTTGAAGCTAATAGTTCAAATAATAGAAAATATACGTTTCCACTATTTTCTTTCGAAAACTTAAAAATGGTAAATATGCCGCATCAATGTCCAATGTGGAGACGAACAATCCATGAAAAGCACGGATACTTTGATCAAAAGTATCGTTCAGCTGGAGATTGGGATCTTTGGCTTAAATCTGCTGCGAAAGGTGTGAAATTTAAGAAAATTAATAGTATTTTGGGATTATATTATTTTAATCCAGAAGGAATCTCAACAAACCCAGAGAACTTTGATTGGAAACGAGAAGAAGAAAAAGAAGTATATGAGAAATATAAAGATGTTGCGGTTAAAGAATGAAATTAATTGCATTTTCTCTATGGGGGACTGATCCTAAATATACAATCGGTGCTATAAAAAATGCCGAATTGGCACAAGAAATATATCCAGATTGGGTATGTAGATATTATATTGACCTTACAGTTCCAGTATCTGTTATCAGCGAGTTAGAAAAATTTGAAAATGTTCAGATTGTACAAAAAAATACTTTTGGAGATTGGCGCGGAATGTTCTGGCGCTTTGAACCAGCTTCAGAATCAGATGTTGATATATTAATTTCTCGCGATACAGATTCTAGGCTTTCTTACAGAGAGAAGGCAGCTGTTGATGAATGGTTAGCTAGTGATAAAGGTTTTCATATCATGAGAGATCACCCATACCATAAATTTCCTATTTTAGGTGGAATGTGGGGCTGCAAAAAAGATACAATACCTAATATGAAGAGCTTAATTGATAACTGGGACCAAGAAGACAAATATGGAACAGACTATGAGTTTTTTGCGAATTGTGTTATTCCATCTATTAGTAATAATACTTTAGTGCATGATGAATTCTTTGGGGGCATGCCGTTTCCCACAGAAAGGAAAAATTTTGAGTTTGTTGGTCAAGTATACGATGAAAAAGAAAACACTGTTTTAGAGCATATAGATGTTTTAAAAAGAGCTATAGAAAGGGAATTGTACGTACATCATCATTTGGGGTTGGGAGATCATATTGATTGCAACGCCCTGACCCGTATAGTTTCAAAAAATATTTATTTTAATAAAATAAAAATTTTTGCAAAACAAAAATATTCAAAAATGGTTGAGTTCATGTACCGAGATGAACCTAAAATCAATGTTGTGGCGATTCCGGGCATTAATGAATACAAAGAAATAGATGATTATATTAGCCACCGACCTTACGACCCACGTTATATGCGTGATGACCAGGTCGGACAGGTTTTACGAGTTGGGCACGAAAATTACCCATGGGGCCAAGAAGAAAAACTTGGGATGGGGTGCGCAGAAATCTTCTATAAATTAGTTGGAATAGATTTTCAAAAAAGATTTGATGAATTCTATTTTGAAAGAGACTTAAAAGAAGAAAACAGAGTTTATTTAAAATTAAATCCAGATAACGAGGATTATGTATTTGTACACGACGACCCTAAAAGAGGATTTGAAATAGGGGATGAAAAGATCATAGATTTTTATGGTAAAAAAATAAAAATCATCCGAAATGATATAACGGAAAATATATTTTATTTTTGTAAGATTCTTGAGAACGCAAAACAGATTCATTGTATGGAAAGCTCATTTAGATCTTTAATTGAAACGTTAAATATTAATGGAGAATTATTTTTTCATAATTTTAGAGAAGGCGCTTCTGGTTACTTAGGAAACAGTACACAACAAAATTGGAAAGAAGTCAAATGGTAGTTGATGAAAATTTTTTAATTTGTTACAACTTTTTACCTTTGACTGCAGACCATGTTATAGACTTTCCTAAATCATACTATGAAAGTTGTGGAGTAGTTCCATTACATGATGAATCGCATTTTGACCCAATGGCGGTAAAAACAGGAGATTCTATTTTCGTTAAAACGGATTTTATAGTTAATGATCATTTCAGGCAAAATGTATTTGATAATATTAATTTAGCAAGAGAATTTAATATCATAACAGGGAATTCAGCATATCAGATTGGAAGAGACGGAGGGGATCAATATAAAACGATGCTCTTCCATCCCAAAATTAAACATTGGTTTTGTACAAACCCTCCGGAGGTTAAAAGTGACAAAATCATTCCTTTGCCGATTGGTTTTGAAGAACCGGATAGGGATGGAGGCAGTCAAAAAACTTTATTAGAATGTCTGAATAATAGATGCGACTACAATCTTAAAAGTGATAATATATTTTTGCCATACCATACCATTAATACAAACAAAAATAGAAACAAAGCCGTAGATTATTTAAAAGGATTGCACTTTGTTGATACACAGAATGAAAGAAGAAACATAAAAGACTATTTGAAAATAATTGATAAATATAAATTTACAATTTGTTTAGAAGGCGCGGGACCAGACACACATAGAAACTATGAGGCGCTGTTAGTAGGGAGCGTCCCGATAATGAAAAATTCCACAATTAAAAAAGTATTTGATTATCATAGCTTACCAGGAATCTTTGTTGACTCTTGGGAAGAATTAAATGAATCATTTTTCGAAAACATATTAAATGAAAATTATAATTTTAATAATGTTGAGAACTTTTTGAAAGCAAAAACACATATTAATATGGTAAGGGGAAAATAAGCTATGAAAATTGATGTATCGGTTGGAGAAATTGTAGATAAGATAACAATTTTAAAAATTAAACAAGAAAAAATACAAGACAAGGCTAAATTGTCATATGTAAATAATGAAATCTTTCTTTTGACAAAGACGTTGAATGAATCAAGAGTTAAAGTGCCGAAAGAATTAGCCGCGCAGTTAAAAGAAGTAAACGAAAAACTATGGGCTACAGAACATGTTATCCGGTCAAAAGAAAAAAATAATGAATTTGATGAAGAATTCGTTAAACATGCGCGCTTGGATGCAAAGTTAAATGATGAGAGATTTCTGATTAAAAATCAAATAAACATTGAGTGTGACTCAGTGGTAAAAGAGCAAAAATCTTATGACGGACTTTATTCCGCAGATTGAACCTTGGATCGATGAGCAAGAACTTACTCAGCTTAAAAGAGTTATTGACTCTACATATGTAACTGAACATATATTAACAGAAGAGTTTGAATCTCTCATAAAAGATCTAACAGGGTCGAAACATGCGATTGCAATTACGAACGGTACTGCAGCGCTATATTGTTGCCTGAAAGCTTTAAATATAAAAGCTGGTGATGAAGTTATTGTGCCAAATATGACTTTTATAGCCTCTTCAAATTCTGTAATAATGGCAGGCGCAAAACCTGTTTTTTGTGAAATTAATGAAAATACATTTTGTATTGAGCCGGATAAAATTGAAGAGTTGATAAATGATAGAACAAAGGCGATAATGCCTGTACATTTATATGGCCAAAGTGCTGACATGACCGCTATAATGAAGTTGGCGTCTAAACACTCCCTACATGTCATTGAAGATGCGGCTCAAGGTGTTGGGGTTAAATTTAATAACCGACATGTTGGAACGTTTGGAGACTGTGGCATTCTTTCTTTTTATGGCAACAAGACAATTACATGTGGCGAAGGCGGGGTTATATTAACGGACAATGATGAAATAAAAGAAAGATGTTACCAACTGAAAAATCATGGGAGACCGGGCAAAGGAGTGTTTAAGCACGATCATATAGGTTATAATTTTGCTTTTACAGAAATGCAAGCCGCTATAGGGATTTCTCAGATGCACAAACTGCCAAAAATTATTGAAACCAAAAAAGAGATATTTGAATATTATTGCGATAAATTAGGAGACCTTTCTAATTTTATAAGCCCAGTTTTTATTGATGAAAGATCCCAACCAGTGTTTTGGTTCTCTTCTTTTTTGACAGACTCCCGGGACGCGCTGGTTAAATACTTAAAAGATAAAAACATTGGAACAAGGATATTCTTTCACCCCATGCACATGCAGCCGTGCTATGACGATTTGGGCATTGAAGGAAGTTTTAATATTAGTGAGAACATTTATCGGAAAGGTATATCATTACCTTCTTCATACAACTTAACATTGGAGCAACAAGAATATATAATTAAATGTGTGTATGACTTTTTTGGGAAAAAGGTTTGAATTTGTTGAATGCAAAAAATATGATTAAATTAGCTAATGATACTATCGACAGAGAAGACATTGATAGTCTAATTGAATGGCTTAAAACGTATCCTAGGTTAACAAAAGGCGATTTAACTATACAGTACGAGAAGAAGTGGTCAAAATATTTAGGATCTCAGTATTCTGTTTTTGTAAATTCAGGCTCTGCGGCAAATTTATTAATGTTGTACTGTTTATTGGAACTTTCTTATATAAAAAGGGATGATAAGGTCGTTGTACCAACGTTATCGTGGTCGACTGATTTAGCACCGGTAATACAATTAGGATTAGAACCCGTATTGTGTGATTGTAACTTAGACAATCTTTCGGTGGATTTAGAACATTTAGAAAACATATTTAAAAAAGAAAAGCCAAAAGTGTTGATGCTGGTATCTGTGTTAGGTCTTGTTCCAAACATGCAAGAAATTGCAGGACTGTGTAATAAACATGGTGTTATCCTCCTAGAAGACACGTGTGAATCTTTAGGATCAGAACATGAAGGAAAAAAACTTGGTAGTTTTGGCCTAATGTCTTCTTTCTCGACTTATTTTGGGCATCACATTTCCACAATTGAGGGTGGTATGGTATGCACTGATGATAAAAAAATATTTAATGTCTTGAAAAGTTTGAGAAGTCATGGGTGGGATAGAGACATGGATAGCAATATCGCGTCAAATTTAAGAAAAAAATACAATGTTGACGAGTTTAATGCTTTGTACACCTTTTTCTACTCTGGGTTCAACATGAGGGCCACTGATTTGCAGGCTTATATAGGTTTAGAACAGCTTGATAAGATCGAATTGATTGCCAAAAAGCGCAGTAAAAATTATGATATGTACAATGAGTTAATAAAAAATGATTTTTGGATGCCTATAGAGTATAATAATAGATATGTGTCAAATTTCGCCTACCCAATCATACACCCAAAAAGAGATGAAATTGTTAGAGAGCTAAATAAAAACAATATTGAGAATAGACCGCTTATTTGTGGCACGTTGAGTAGACAGCCATTTTGGGTAAAAAGATATGGTGAACTGACTTTGAAGAATGCCAACATTGTTCATGATTTTGGCTTGTATGTTCCGAACAATCATCAAATCAAAGTAGAAGAGATTAGACTCATTAGCGAAACTGTTAATTGGTGCACGAAATGAAGACAGCAGTATGTTTTACAGGCCAGTGTAGATCTTTAGAATTTACACATGAGAGCATTAAAGAGAATTTGTTGAATTGTTTCGAAGATTGCGACGTCTTTATGTATGTATCAGATAATGAGGATGCATTTAAAGCAGAAAAATACATGACACCTACAGAAATGAGAATAGAACCAGATATTCCAATAGACGAAATAAATATCAATCACCAGCAAGCGATAGAGAGGGGCGGCCTTCAGGGTTATTTACAAATGTTGCACGGGTTAAAAAAATGTAATGAAATGAGGGTTAGATACGAAGAACAGCATGGTATCAAATATGATCGAATAATACGTTCTCGACTTGACATTAAGTTCTTTAAACCAGTCTCCGAACACATTAAAGACCTAGATTTAAATTATTTGTATATACCGGATTTTCATTGTTGGGATATTGTACAGGGTGCAGGATATAATGATAGGTTTGCAATTAGCAATAGAACAAATATGAATATATATTTAAATGAAGTTGATTTTATTAGAAAATATTCTTTACAAGGTTTTAAAATCCATGCGGAATCCACTCTTTGCACACACTTGAAATCTCACGGGATTAAAGTGAAAACGCTCCCAATTCGATTTACAAGAGTAAGAAAAGGTGGCGTTGAAGAAGATAATTATATTGCAAAAGACCCCGCGACTTGGCCGCAGGGCGAAGGATGTGCATGCGCTATTTAGTATTGGGCTCAGAAGGACAAATTGGAAAGCCTTTAGTTAGCTTTTTAAGAGGGCTGGGTCATGAAGTTGAGGAATATGATATTAAAAGAAATCCAATTGAAGATTTAAGAATCATTAACACGTCATTGGAAGCAAAGGCGATATTTCACGCAAAACTAAAAAAAACAGATTTTATATTCTTTTTGGCTTTTGACGTAGGGGGCAGCAAATACCTTAAAGAAAGAGAAGGTACTTTTAATTTTATTGAAAACAACATTAAGATAATGGCAAATGTTTTTGCGAACATCAAAAAATACAACAAGCCTTTTATTTTCACTTCTACACAAATGTCAGATATGACCCATTCAAGTTACGGAAACGCAAAACTAATAGGAGAAAAATACACTTTATCGCTAAAGGGGCTGTATGTCAAATTGTGGAACGTATATGGCCCTGAAACAAATGTAGAGGCTGATAGAGCACATGTCGTGACAGATTTTATTAATATGGCGAAACACGATGGCGTTATAAACATGAGAACTTCAGGCCGCGAGTCCAGACAATTTTTATATGTTGAAGATTGTTGCGAAGCTCTGTTTGAACTGAGCAAAAAATATGATAGCGTTCCTAGAAACAAAGAGCTTCATATTTCAAGCTTTAAATGGCATACTATAGAAGAAGTAGCTGAGATCACTTCCGAGTTATACAACTGTGTCTATACAAAAGGAAATTTAAAAGATATAGTTCAGTTAAACCTTAAATATGAACCAGACACTTTTATTCTTAAATATTGGCAACCAAGAACTTCACTTACAGAAGGAATACAAAAAATAAATGATACAATATCAAAAAGATGAGAAATTATTAAATTTATTAGAAGATAAAAGAGTTGTAATTGTTGGCCCTTCTCCACACTTAATGGAAAAAGGTATTGGAAAAATAATTGATTCGTACGATTTAGTTTGTAGAATAAACGAAGTGCACCCAACAAACTATGAAAAAGACTATGGGAATAGGACAGATATAATATTTCATAATTGCGGTACAAAATTTATTAACATGTTTGGTGAACGATTGTGCACAAAAGCATATATCTCGAAATATATAAAATATGTTATTTGTCCATGTGTCAAAGCAGTAGGGCCAGATGACTGGCAGCGATGGCCATCAGATTTTATTAGCCCCGTGGTCAAAAATTTTAATGAAATTAATGTATTTAATTTACCATTTCATTGGATTGGCATGCAAAATTATAAAATGATATATGATGAAGTAGGTTCAGAACCTAATGCTGGTCAAACTGCTATAACGATGTTAATGAATCATAATATAAAAGAATTGCTTATTGTTGGATTTTCTTTTTATGCTCAAGGTAACGAGCCGCGCTTATCACACCGGCCCGGTCACACAAATAAAGGCTTAGAAAATGAATTAATTGGAGAGCCTGGTCATAAACAGGAACCGCAAATTTCATATTTTAGAAATATTTTAAAATGTTATGGTCATCAAATACAAATCGATTCATATCTAAACTCAATATTAGATTATAATCATACTAATGTTTTAGATATATGATAGCAATAATACCCGCGCGCAGCGGCAGCAAAAATATCCCAAAGAAGAATATACAACTGCTTAACGGGCATCCTCTGATCGCATATTCAATCATTGCTTGTAAGTTAAGTAAAAATATTGATAGAATTGTAGTGTCTACAAATGATTTAGAAACTGCTGATATAGCGTTAAAATATGGTGCAGAAATTCCATTTATGCGTCCAAAAGAATTTGCGACTGATCTTTCTAGAGATGTTGAATTTTTAAAACATTTTTTCGAAAATATACCGGTAGAAGAAGCAGCTTTAATTAGACCAACTTCCCCTTTAAGAAATCCGGGGATTATTGATTTAGCTATTGAAACATGGCTCAAACGCCGAACCGAATTTACTAGCATGCGAACAATTAACGAATTAAATAAATCACCTTATAAACTTTTTCAGGTTGCTGATGAATGCTGCAGCGGTTTTTTTGAAGATTTTAATGGAATAAAAAAATATTCAAACTTGCCAAGACAAACTTTTCCAAAGACATATGAAGCTAATGGATATATTGATATAGTAAAAAAAGAGACAGTTGAACTGGGTGAAACTTTTGGTGATAAGATATTGGCCCATAAGGTTGAAAAAATTATAGATATTGATTCATATTTCGATTTAGATATGGTACAATATCAATTAAATACAAAGGGATGGATCCTTTCGGATTCACTAAAGGAAAGAGAAGAATATGAGTAAGACTTTTATTATTGCTGAGATAGGCATTAATCATAATGGCGATTTAAAAATTGCTAAAAAATTAATTAATGGTGCTGTGAGTGCGGGCTGTGACATGGTTAAATTTCAAAAACGAACAATTGAAGATGTATATTCACCAGTCGAGCTAGATAAATCTCGTGAGAGCCCATGGGGAACGACTAATCGTGAACAGAAGCATGGTCTAGAATTTACAAAAAAAGATTATGATGAAATTGACAAGCATTGTCGTGCAAAAAAAATTCAATGGACAGCTTCTGCGTGGGATATTGAAAGCCAGCTTTTTCTTCGCAATTATCACTTATGTTACAATAAAGTAGCCTCTGCAATGCTTACACATCGTAATTTATTACAAGCGATTGCAGAAGAAGGTCGATATACATTCATTTCTACCGGCATGAGCACAGTACAACAAATAGATGCCGCAGTTGAAATATTTAAAAATGCAAATTGTCCATTCGAGTTGATGCATTGCTGTAGCACATATCCAATGAGCCCCTCTGATGCTAATTTGCGAACCATTCATTTTCTAAAAGAGCGCTTTAATTGCAAAGTTGGATATAGCGGACATGAAACTGGGTTAGCGGTAAGTTGCGCAGCCGTTTCGATTGGAGCAACAAGTCTTGAGCGGCATATCACACTGGACCGGTCTATGTATGGTTCAGATCAGTCAGCTTCATTGGAACTTCACGGTTTAAAGAAACTTGTGAAATATGTTCGGACAATTGAATCTGCTTTAGGCGTTAGTGAAAAAATAGTAACAGAGAAAGAAAAAGAAATTGCTGCCAAATTAAGAAAAGTCGATACTCTATGAAGCTGAGACATGTCGGCATTACTGTTACAAATTTAGAACAATCACTTAGGTTTTATCGCGATTTGTTAGGTTGCGAAGTTGTTTGCGAAATGGATGAATCAGGAAAACATATCGATAATTTTTCAGCGTTAACAGATGTTGATGTTCGAACCGTTAAAATGAAAACTAAAAGCGAAGGCATGATAGAATTATTATTCTATCGTTCGCATAAAAAATCTC